CTCAGTATATTCTATCAGCGGCTCCAATGTTCCGATGTATTTATTAGACGGAATAAAGGTATCTGGTGGCCACAAAGTCTGGTATAACGATAAATTTATTCCGGTTGCCGAGCACCATAATGCACAGCGTACGTCAGACAGTACGAAATTAGTATGTATCAATACTCAGTTACATTCATTCAGTATTGGAAGTCATATCTTCATGGACTTTACAGAGATTGGGTCTGTTTCGGGCATACCATATTCAACGTTGGAAAAAGTTAAGGTTGGTGATACGGTAGAAGGAGAAGTTGTGCGTGGCACGGTACGTCATCTGGTAGATAGTGTAATAAAGTACAACATAATTACTGAGAAATCAATGATTACGCCCAAGGTAGAAAAATACTGAATAAAAATAGGACTATAACATCAGTAGGATGATCGTTGTGATCTTGGCAACTATAGCTTCCATTATTGGAATAGCAGTCGCACATGGAATGGGTAACTGGGAAAAGGTAAAGGAGAACTGGCCAGATTACCGTTGTAACCCAATGTATATGCCAGTCGCGGGATTGATTAGACCCGATGTAACCAGTCAAGAAAACTTTGTTTACTGTACGAATGCATTTGCGGAAAATATTTGGGCAATCGTCAAGGCTCAAATCAGTACATATTTTGGTGTTCTCGGAGATTCTCTTGGTCAACTCGCCAGTCCATTGGATGCCTTTCGCAATATTATCAACATTATCCGGAAGTTTCTATTTACGTTTATGGCTCAAACCATGTCTAAGGCAGCAAACTCAGCGAGTGTGTTCATTCATTACTTAGCCAAGATCAAAGATGTTATGAAACGGTTTGTGGCTCAGGGGTATATTGGCGCCTTTTTGGTCCAGGTTCTTGTTGATTTCCTGTGGTCTTTTGTTACACTATTTATTTCAATTGTGAAAACGTTCGTATTCGTTCTCCTTGCCATTTCATTTATTTTGGCTCTTTTCAATCCCGTACTGCTTGTTCTGGCGATTGTTCTGGCATCCCTAATCGCAGCGTCCGGTTTTTAATCGCTACTCTTAGTAATAAATGAACAAAACCGCACTCGTTCTGGCGTTTTTTATCGCGGCAGTTCTGGCTGGACTGTTCGTACGATTTGGACACAAAGTAGCCCCTACCTCCAAGGAGAGCTTCATGCAGCAGCCGGTAGGCCAGCCTCTGAATGCGGCCGGAATGGGTCCCTATGATCAGGTGAATATTGGTAATGGTGTTGCGGGTTGGGCTGCAAACGAGGCATCATCAGTTAATTCGGCCGGAGCTCTCCCTTCTCAGGCCGACGACCCAAATAAGCTAATGCTCATGGTAGATAACAAAGTATCCACTGAGTGCTGCCCTTCTACCTTCAACACGGATACTGGATGCGTATGCCTAACGGAGCAGAACAAGTCTATGATGGCGTCTCGTGGCGGAAATCGGGCTTAAACATTTGTTCAGCATAAAATCTAAATGGACACCACCAAAATCTTTCAAAGTTTTGTAGATGAAATCCGGAAAGCGTTTCCGGACACTTCGCCCGTTCTCAACCTGGAGGACGATCTAAAGACTATTGAGACGTTCTATCCCGACGTTCTCAAGATTCTTCAGCGCGACGATACCTTTTTTAGCGAGAAGATCCGCACTCTTTTCGGAGTAGATTTGAGTTCTCTTTGGGCTCGCGAGAAGGCTCCCAAGGAAGAACTGTGGAAGTACTTCCAGCTTACGATGATGGGCGGATTCTTACATGGCGATATCAAGGATAAGATCGGTTCCATTATTGAAATGTTCAAGTCATATTGGACCAAGACTGGTACTGAAAACGACGAGATCAATAAGATCCTGAACGATAAGGCCAGTGAGGATCATTTCAAGGAAGTTTTGGAGTTCGTTATGAATACGCGTATTGCTAAAGTCTTTACCGGAATTATAGAGCAGATTGATATCAAGGAACTCAATATAAATATTGAGAGCCCTGAGGAACTCATTGAAATGATTAAGAATCCCGATAATCCGGTGGTAAAGAAGATTGTTACTAAGATCCAGAATCTTCTTAAAGCGAAAATGCAGCGGGGCGAAATTAATCAGCAGATACTGACTTCCGAGATTGAAGCAATCAAGGCCAAGGTCGCATCTATTTTTGGAAATGCTTTTAATGACGCCTTAGGCCTGAATCGCGGCGAAACTCCGGCCAATGTCCTTGTGGGAAACTCTCCAGAGGCACGGCGTCAGAGAATGTTGGCACGGCTACAGAAGAAACAGCGCGATAAAAACTCAAGTTAGAAATAAGATGACCGAACAAATTTGGTTCAGGGACCCAGCTATTCTATTTGCTCCCGACCAGTGGAGTAAGTTCGTTCCGACGAAGAACATGACCACCGTTCAGGCTCTGAATGCCGTTGTCCGTTTCTCCGTGTACTTTTCCGTCATCCTCTTTTTGGCTACGCAAATAAGTGGATACCTACTTGCTATTCCAGCGGTTATGGCAGCTACGGTCGTACTATTTACGCTGTTCCCACATGGGCGTGTTTTGGAAACGTTCAAGGCTGTTGTGAGTGGAAAACAGTACACGATGCCCACTCCCGAAAACCCTTTTATGAACCCTCTTCTAACTGATATTTTAGATAATCCTAATCGTCCAGATGCTGCGCCAGTGACGCGCCGCGATGTTCAGGCCGAAATCATGAAGTCGTTCCAGGCAACAAGCGATGTTTACATGGACACATCTGATCTATTTGACCAGGCTGCGGCCATTATGCCGTTCACAACCCTACAGTCAGCCACTATCCCAAATGACCAGGACGCATTCCTGAAGTGGTTAGCTAAGGGTGTAGATGAGCCAGACTACTCATCGGCCCCTCCAGCGCGCTACGGCAAGCTTACCTCCGAAGGGTACATGCCTGCTCGCGGATCAAAGCTTGCGCTTACGAACACGACGGGTAAGCCGAAGGGTACTGCGCCGAGTACGCCGGCGCCCGCCCGTTCCAAATAACTTCTTCTTTAGTTCAGCTTTAGATGATGATCCATCAGCTACCTTTTTGGCCTTACCGTGAACCTCAAAGTGTGGGAATCCCGTAATTCCCATATCCGATGGAACTTTGGAACTCTCAATCTTAATAAATTCCATGCGAGGAACCTCCTTTTCCAGGTCATCCCATGGCTTTTTCATTGCGTCGCAGTGTGGGCATCCGTCCATATAAAAGAAGATGGCTACAGGTTTACCTGACTTAATGGCCTTTTTCAAACTGTCTCCGTCAAGTTCCTTCATTTAATTCTTATAAGACAACAAAATGCAAAACCACTGGGAAGGCTACTTGAATGCAGTTGGTGGAAACCCAGTTCCTCAGTCATCTATGCCTGCGCCTTACCCTACATCTGATTCAACAAAAGGTACATCTGGATTTTTGGATTTACCTGTTAAGAAGCCTGATATTCAGGCAAAGTATGACGCAATGTCGGGGTCTTGGGCCGGCGTTGAAGCCAGTAGTACGGCAATTAAGAACGGTGTATTTTCAACCGAAGCTATGCCGGTTGACAAAATGATTCCTTCGTATCATGGTAAATGAGCGGCGAGATTATTAACTTGATGCTGACTCTGCGTAACCAAGTAAAAATTTATCATTGGGAGACGATGCAGTATGCTCGCCACAAGTCAACGGATGATTTAGTGGATAAACTTGATGATGCAATTGATAAGTTTGTGGAAGTTTACATTGGAAAATACGGTCGCCCTAACTTAACTGCTCGGACTGGAACTTTACGTCTGCGGAACTACAAAGACCCGGAAGCCGCCAATCTTCTGAAAGAGGCAATTGGATGGATGACGACTCGGTTACCGAAACTACTCAGCAGTAAGGATACTGATCTGCTGAATATTCGTGATGAGATTGTAGGTGATTTGAACCAGACGTTGTACTTATTTACGTTTCAGTGAGTGACGCTTTGACTTCTTGGTCTTACGACGCTTACCACCTTTCGGAGAACTTTCAAACTCTAAATTATCTACATTCAGTGGGGAACCTGCAAACCTACCGAACGCAGAATCATTTGGCGGCCATGTGGCTGTATTAGATCCAAGACCTCCGCCACGACGAGTCTTATGACGACGAGTCACGCGACGCGAATGCTTTCGGGCCATTTCTTATATTCTAACAAAGACAATGTGGCAGTGGGTGTTATTAGGTCTTGCGATCCTAGTTATTCTATTTTACCGTTCTCGCGAGAACATGTCAAATGACGAGTTGATTGATACCCTAAAGCAGTTTGAAAATAAGGGTACAAAAAACGCCGAGCCATCAAAGGAGCCGATTTATGGTCCTAGCGCTAATCCACCCGCGTTCACAAATACTGGAGCTTCGGGAAAGAGCGTAGCTGGACCCTACCCTCAAATCTTTGGACCCGATATTACATCTGGTCCCGGAACAGGCCGCGGAGGAGCTGGAGGAGCTGGAGGAGCTGGAGGAGCTGGAGGAGCTGGTCCATACGGAGCATCTGGTAATGTTGCACCGCCGTACGGACAAATAGCTTCCGACCAGCCCCCTCCTCCAGAAGATCAGGCATACCAGTTCAATCCCGAGCTTGCCAAGGCGTTTCCAGTAGATGGCCCTCCGCAACCCTTTTTAACCGATTTCTCTAAGATACAACATTAAGTAAAGAGATGTTCGGACTTCCAAACTTTGCTGGAAGCTGTTGGGTGAATGCATGTTTACAATCTATATTTCGCATACCAGATGTTCAGCAGCGGTATACGGAAGGAAAGCACGATGCTACAAACCCTGTTGATTTAGCCCTTTACAACTTGTGGTCAAGTAAAGGTGGCAATCTAAAGGAATTCTTTGATGCTGTGCGAACGGAAGTTATGCCGGCCGGTCATGGTATTGGGGACAGTCATGAGCTATTTGTGTACTTGTGCGACAAGGTATCTTTCTTGGACAAGTTGTGTCGGTTCAAGACCGCTGATTGTATTCAGTGCAAATCGTGCAACAAGAAAGAATTGAAAGAAGATATGGTTACCGAATTCTCGTTGTCGTCTGATGGCAATAGAATTCCTATTTCCCAATGTATTACGAACACCATGACAGCTTATGATATTCCCGACTGGACATGTGATGTATGTAAAGAAAAAGGATGTTCCAAGCAGCAACTAATTGGTTCATTCCCTCAAGTTATGGTATTCCACATGGTTTCTACACATGCATCTGTAGATTATTCCAGTATTTTGGTCCTTAATAAGCACCAGTATGCTCTGTTGTCCGTATGTTGTTATAATGGTTCTCATTGGTGGACATACGGGCGCGATTCGGTTGGAGGTTCGTGGTACACGTTGGATGATGGGCGAGTAGTGGAGCATGGACCAAAAGAGTTCCCTTTGTCAGGTAAAATGCGTTTGTTGATTTATTATCGCCTCAACAATTAATGAGCGCCCCGAGTTCTTCTCCTCCTCCATCTGTTTGGGAAACGAGGTTTGACCCAATTGCCGATTTTGCCAGTCTTTTTAGTGGCTTATCTGGCCCTTCGGTTTCACCACTACCAGTACCGCCAATTCAGCCAGGAGTGACCGGATCTTCTAATGTAGCAATTGACAGTGGTGGCGTTCTGATGGTCATTTGCGTTGTACTTGTACTCTTGTCTGTCGTGACATACGTTTCAACTGGAAGTGCCCTTGCGACGGTTGTTGTGATTGTTATTTTGATTGGGTTCATTCTACTGCTTGGAAAACTGGGTATCTTAGATATTTACTTCGCGAATGGAACCTTACATGTGAACTACCATGAACTAAATGCTCCCACTTCGGGAATGACGGGTCCTGCTGAACCCCATGGGCCAGCTGGGGCTGCTGGGGCTGCTGGGACTCCACAGGGATCCTCTCCTTCCCCCGCACCTTGTACCCCAGACCAGGCTGCTTCTGCCCCCAAGCCAGTAGCGAACAGCGAAGTTTTCCATATAGGTGGAAATGAGTACACGTACCAGGATGCCCCAGCCGTATGTGCCGCATACGATTCCGAGCTGGCAACGTATGATCAGCTGAGTACTGCTCTTTCCCTGGGCGCTGAATGGTGTGCCTACGGTTGGTCACAGGGTGGTATGGCTCTGTTTCCTACCCAACAGTTAACATGGACCAAGCTTCAGTCTGATCCAATTGCCCGTACAGCGTGTGGACGTCCGGGAATCAACGGCGGATACTTTGATCCAAACACTAAGTTCGGAGTGAACTGCTACGGTCCCAAACCCACCGATAACACGAACGCCAAGTATCCTTTACCATTACCTGGATCTGACCCAACTGCTTTCAATCAACTGGTAAATAAGTTCAAGAGCCAGCTGAACGCTATGACTGTTAACGCATTCAATCGCGACACGTGGTCTGGATGGAATCTTTCCGCACATACTTAAGCAAATGAGCAATTACGCTTTAGATAGTCCTATTAACCGAAAAATGTACGTCCCAGGAGAAGATGATCTTCCAGTAGCTCCTGTGACGTTCCCGAAACCGTCTACTGAGACTGATCAGACCCATCGCCGTATGGACTGGTTACATCACAAGCCCCAGGACCATGCCATCTTTCCAGGCAAAACAGAGGCTGTAAAAATAGAAAAGAAAAAGCGGTCAGATTAACAAAGATGATTGAAGTTGCTCTTCTACTTGGACTTGGAGCAGTCGGATACCTTCTGGCTGTTGAGGATAAGTCAAAGGCTCAACCATCATCTAATGGACTCGTTGAGAACTTCACGCCTCGCCCCACCCGCGCTCTTGACGATGGAATGGAAGCCGATATGACAAATAAGGGTCATAATAACGAGGTCCCGTACTTCGGTGCTCATCTCAAGCAGAGCATGTACTCTGGTGCCACTAACGGTATTATGGACTCACATACCGGTGCCGGAAAAGAATACTTCCAGAAGTCTGAGACCAAGTCATTCTTTGATGCCAAACCTGCGACTGGAAACCCATTTGGCAATGCGAACGAGTCGGATTTCTACCAGTCACGTATGGTCACGGGTCAGCACATGAACAATACGTTCCCAATTGATCAGGTCCACGTAGGCCCTGGTGCGAATGACGGATACACCAATATTCCGAAGGGAGGATTCCAGCAGGATCAGATGCGCGAGTACACGTTACCGCGGACGACTGATGAGGTTCGTATCGTGACCAAGCCTAAGCTGTCATATGAGCCTCCTGTCATTCCTGGTGCCAGCACAGTGACTGTACCTGGTGTACAGGCAGACGTCAACAAAAACCGCCCTGACCGTTTCGCGGTACTTGGAATGGATCGTGTGAATACGGCAGTAGGCGCACAGACGGCTTCGCGTTTCTACCCTGAGCAGCCGATGAAGACACAGGCCCGCGAGACGACGGAGAAGCAATACTATGGACCCAGCGGAAACCTGGCCGGTGTTGTGGCCTCGTACATCCGCGCATTCACCGAGCCTTACCAGGAATTCATGAAGCTGACAACGGAGGGCCGCCCAGGACCGGCTGGTGCTGCGCCAGGTACTGGTCAGTCAATTGGTGCCGACATGTACTCTGCTCAGACCAATAAGGATGAGACGGTCCTGTCGGATGCTGCGCGCCTCAACTCTGGTATGGTCAGCACGAATGCCACTGCTCAGCATATGGGTTCGTACACGTTCAACGCTCCACTCAAGCAGGATGTACACACTGAGCGTAATGGCGCAGAGATGCTTACGGCATTCAACCAGAACCCGTATTCACAGAAACTCAACTCTTTCTAATAATGGATCTGATACGAGAACATTTAATTTATAAAAGCGTTCCTATCACGATAGAGATAGATGCCTTGAAAACACAGGAACAGTACGAAGTCATACGTCTTCTTCTGGCGTGTCGCAAAGAAGACGTGTGTGTTTTAGTTTCTGATAAGACGAATAAGTATATTTTAGAGCTGCTAACTGACTTAAAAATCAATACACGCGATGCCGACGCATCGTGACGCGACGACGTCCTCCAGGCTTCGGAGTTCGGGTGCTTTTCTCTTGTTCTCCCCTCCTTACATTCTCTTGGCGGATCTTCTTCTCTTTTTCTAAGTTAGAAATTCTATTCTGGTTTGGCGATGTATTTGCCCTTTCGTCTGTTATCTTGTCGTCAAACTGCCTGGCTTCGTTCTTATTTCGTTGTATATAATTGTCTAGATCAGTATCGCTCATACTTTTTACGTTTTTATTACCCTGCTGGCCCTGCTGGTTCTGCTTAACTTCCGCCACCTTTTCCAGCATCTCTTTCTTCAACTTATCAATTTCGGCAAGGCCTTTCTTGTACTGCTCATCCGCATCCTTCTTAACTTCCTTATTACACGTTGCCAGCTTTGCGATATCGTCGGTATGCGAATCAACCGCTCCTCCTACCTTCACATTGTGCGAAGCAATCTTAGATAGCTCAAGCTGGATTGACACTTTATTATCAAGAACTGCCTGTTGGTCTCGGTCTGCAGTATTTGAAAGTTGTACTGCCAAATCAGACGCTGCGGCCTGGGAAATTACTCGGGCTTTCAACTTAATTACCTGATCATCCACTACTCCTTTTGCATGAAGTTTAATGCGATCTGTGTCTGCTTGTACAACGGCTTGGTTGGCAAGGTATACATTTAGAGCATTCTCCAATCCCAACATTAGCCGGTCACCGTCCGCATCAGCTGCAGTTGGGTACTTTCCACTTAAGTTTTTGATATCCTCAAATGTAGCTTTAGAAGGATCGGCTTCAAACTTGGCAAGCGCTTCCTGAAGTAAATGAATACGTTCATTAAAATCTTCACCTACTGGATTCTTGAATTTTCCCGAGGGCGCATGATCCTTGAAATTTATGTCAATAGCAGCTTGCGCCATTAAGAAAGCATTGCTTCGCAAAGCAATAAGAGTGTCAATACGTGTAGTAAGATCATCAAACTTAGGTAGAATAGAACACTTTTCATCAACTACTGTTCCTGTCTTCTTTAACAGATCTTCGGTAGATTGTATTGATATGTTTATACACGCATTTTCTCCACTAGAAAGTATTTCGCTTTTTCGGGCATCTAACGTAGCCTTCTTATTTCCCAGATATGTCTTCAACTTTGTCACTAAGTCTCGCATAAGCTGATCCGCCGATAGCGTTTGCGCTCCTGGTGCCGGTCCAGTTGCTCCTGGTACTGGTGCTGGTGTTGGTGCTGGTGGAAGTGCTGCCGGACCAGTTGCTCCCTGTGCTGCCGCATTTCGCTGCGCGCGCGTTTGTCCCGGTACTGCTGCCTGTGCCTGAGGAGCATTCTGCTGACCAGTTTCAATACGGTACTGCTTATCAAAGTTGTACTTAGCCCTATCATATTCTACTTTCGCAGCAAGTTCATTCTGGAATGCCGTGTAATAAGCGTCTGTATCAGCAGTTAATTTTCCACGATTATTTATCTCATCGGCCATTAATTTGATCTTGCGGTCCCGGATCTCCGTATATAATTTCTCGGTGGGAGTCTTACCAGAATACGCTGCAGTTTCAATATCCCGAGCAGCTTCCTGTAATGCCTGTAATTTCTTATCAATACCATTGAACCATGATTTTAAGTCAGAAGGTCCTAAGTTGTCATAATTTACAGTAGCACGTGATACACCTTCAACAATATTACGAATATCGTCAAAACCTGGAACAGCTACACGAACTCCCTGCCGAAGTTGCTGTTTTAATCCGTCTTCTGCGTTATGCTTTGTGCTATACAAATTGGTGGTACTGTCATATAGGGTTGCCTCTTCGCCAGCTGCTGGACGTTTAGGTCTATTAGCAGTAGCCGCCAGATCAGCTAACGAGGCCCACTTTGCTTTGAAATTATTTGAGCCTTGAATTGACTTTAATCCTGCCATATTTACAGGATCAATAGTCGTAAAGTTATTACGTATCCAGTTATCTGCAATATTATTAGCCTTTGTTGTATATCCAGCTGCAAAAGCAGGGTTTGACGAACAAGTTGTTTCCTTGGCTGCCTTATTACGCATTTCCGTAACATCTCGCTTCAGCTTTTCGGCAACCGCCAGTTTCTCTTTGGTGTTCTTGAATACTTCATTGGTCTTCGTCTTATCCACCGTTTGCCCGGATAACTTATCAACTACTTCTTGTTTTCCTTTGACATCAGCTTCCAGTGCCCGCCGCTGTGTTGCTTTGGCAGGCGTTTCGGCGGTCTGGTCGGAATTGAAAGTGTCAAGTTCGCGCTGAGCGTTCAAGAGATCGGACTGAGCTTGGGCTAATGGCGTTCCGGCCTCTTCTACTCCAAAAAACACTTCCAGATCACGAGGATCGTACCATTCGCTCTGCTTAGCATTCATTGATCGGCCGCACGTGACATTGATCTTTAAGTTCTCACCCGCACCGGGATCAATTCCTTTGACCATACCCACATCTCCAATTTCCATCTTGCCCAAACACTGCTTTCCCCGCGCAGACTGGCGTACACGAACCGTAGATCCTACGGTAATTCGTCCTCCAAATACTGGTTCTCCTTCTGTATCTTCCGGCTCAGCAATTTCCAGATCTTCTGGCTCGTACCAGTCCTTCGTTAACTCATCGGGATTCTTGCCGTTACACACCACCAATATCTGAAGATTATCTTTATCGTTAGGCTGGATATCTACGACCGTTCCCTCATCTCCAAACGCCGAACGGCCAAGAGGTTTAGAAGATACTGCATCTTTACGCTCAGGGCGCAGACGCACGCGCATATCTACATTCGCCATTCCTCCAAATACAGGAATGCCTGGACGAGGAACAGAGCGAGCAGGAACAGCCTCCAGATCTTCAAGTTCGTAATCTTCCTCTACCACAGACTTAGACTGGTCCTTGGACACACAACGAACGGTCGCATACTCTTTGTTGTTTTTCTCGTCGGCAATCACGCGAGTAACCTTACCAAACGTCTCCCAATCACGAAGAATGCCTACTGCATCAACATGTCGGCTTCCCGTGAGATGGTATGTTTTACTACGTGTCGTAGGAGCGGTTGCTATCTGTCCTAATATCGTAGTTCCAGTACCCAAAATTCCGGCAGTATACTTCTGTAATACAGAAGGATCAATCTTTCCGTCCTTGCCGTGGCGCAGACGTACTGTAGTCCCAATCCCAATGAGTCCACCCTTGATTCCGCGCTTAGATGCTTCGCTCGGCCCGCTCACAAACTCCAAATCGTCGGCCGAATATACTTCCTCATACGTTCCCTTGGAATTGTTGATGCTGTTCGTGCGCACCATTGCCTCCTTTCGCTTGGTGTTGATACGCGTGACAACTCCAACAGGATTCGCAAACGGACTCGCCAAACCCTTACCCTTATTGGTCGCCCGAGCAGATGGTATGAGACGGACGTTAGCGCCTTCTACAAGGTATCCTCCCTGAATCGTCAGACCAGGTGCAGTAAGGCCAGACGAAACAACTTCCAGAATGTCGGCAGTTACAGTCTCTTCTCCATACTTTCCATCCTTACGGCACCGGAACGTCACTTTACGGTCATGACTCTCAATATGTGTCACAGTACCGTTCCCCATCTTATTCAGGCACGATGTGGTGTTCTGTTTCTTACCTTCTTCGCTCAACCGAACCTGGTATCCGACCCGAATATGCTGTCCGGACGCAAGTTGAATGCTGTCTGATTCTGGTTGTCCTAATAATCCAGCTCCGATTCCTGCTGCCCCTAATATGGTGGCAGCTAACATGGCCGACGGTAAAACGACGGACATTTCTCCTTATCTATTGAGTAGAGATGTTTCATTTGGTCAAAGACAACGTATCCGGAATAGAGAACAATCTCATCTGGGCACGCAGCGTACGTGATTCCATAGTTTCGTGGTGGTTCAATGTTGTTTTACTTGTTTTGGTAGTTGGTTCGTTCGGGTACTTTCTGTGGGCCAGTCACGGAACTGCTCCGCCGGAAGAATTCAAGAAGATTGAATTTGAGCCAAACATGTGGCACAATGCCACAAGAAATGTTCCAAGCACAGATTATGGACAGACTCCTCAAGTTGAAGCTGGAGATGGTTTATCGGGATTTGCCCGTAGAACAAGCGCGTCAGAGTTTTGATAAGCTCAAAGATGAAAAACTGGTATCAGATAAAGTTGCTGTGCCGGTAAAACGTAAATTAAGAATTGTGACTAAAGACAAATGAGTGCTGCCAGGTACACTAATCTTATCAGGACTCAATCTGAAGCAAGAGTCACTAAAGTCCAGTACCCATTTTCAGATGCTCTTAATTACAACCCACTTTACTCATCAATTGGGTGTAACCCACGATACGAGAGGATAAGTTATCAAACAAAACAGAAATGTGGTCCTGTGACTTGTCCTTCCGCATCTGGAATCATTTATTATGGCAATGGCGCTTTCCTAATATACCCAAATATTCTTAATGGTCAACATGTCGCTAATCCTCCTACGGTGATTTTTAATGGAGGAAATTCTGGTTAATAATCAATGCAGCAGAACGTTAGGTTTCAGTTGCGCAACGACAGCGTTGTCAACTGGTTAAATTCAACCGTACCACTCTTACCTGGGGAACCGGGGTACGCTGTGGACACAAATGATTTACGAATTGGTGGATCAAGTGGCGTTCCCTGGAATGAGCTGACTTCAATCAATAACCGCATTGGTCCACAAGGACCCCAAGGTCCTACTGGACCAAGTGCTGGCCCCCAAGGCCCGACTGGGCCTATACCGGAAATATACTTCCCTCCAACTCCATCATCTCTCCAAATTGGAAATCAGTGGGTACGTAATACGGGATTTACTGGCGCTGTTCAGTGGCAAAACATTGCTATCTCGTCAACGGGTCAGTACCAACTTGCTGCCACTACAACTAATTTATACTCATCATCTGATTATGGAGTAACTTTTACACTAAATAACGTATATCAACCCGCAAATCCTGGACCGGGCGGTGTGTTCTCCACGTCATTTACTGGGGTAGCTATTTCGCAAACTGGGCAGTATCAGACCGCAGTTGCGTATAACGGATATATTTACTACTCATCTAATTTTGGAGCTTTCTGGAATATCTCAACATCTCCAGTTGATCCACAATTATGGAATGCGGTGGCAATTGTGTCGTCTGGAAAGGTACAGTTGGCTGTAGGCGATAATCTTGGATTATGGGTGTCTCGGGATTACGGATACTCATTCACACAAAGCAGGGCAGGAATACCTTCAGCACTTTCTATGCGGGCAGTAGCAACATCACTTACAGGTCAGTATCAAACTGTAGTTGGTGATGGATATGTATACCTTTCTTCAAATTATGGAGCTACATTTCAATTTTATAATTTAACAAATGGAGGTCGTATACCTTCAGTAAGTATATCATCAACTGGACAGTATCAAACTATAGTTTCTACTGATATTGTATACATTTCATCTGATTTTGGAGCATCGTGGAAAAACACTTCTCCTACGCAGATAGGTGGTACTGCGGGTAGTTTTAATTTTGTATCAGTCTCGTCCTCTGGACAATATCAATTTGTTGCGGCAATTCCAGGATATATGTACACATCACAAGATTTCGGTAATACGTGGAAAAATACGGCGGCAACATATGGTTTCTATCAAGATTCTTGGCAAAGTGGAAGTATGTCATCTACCGGACAGTATCAGACAGCAGTGAAATCAAATGGCGAACTTTGGATTTCAAATACTGATTTAGCCGGTCTTTATGGCCCTACAGGGGCAAGGGGTATAACCGGGTCAGATGGATTGTCACTGCTACCGGCGTTTCCAACATCATCTTTGATTGGAAAAACATGGACAACGAACACTCTCGGAAATGGTATTCCAAACGATCTTACACAACAGTGGATTGGTACCGCAATTTCATCTACGGGACAGTACCAGATGGCTTCTCTATTAAATACTACTGATTCCCGATTATCGCGATTATACAGTTCTTCCGACTACGGAACTTCTTGGACGAGTAGATATTTTCCGTATACTTCTGATTATAGTTTCGGACCAGTTGCAATGTCTGCTACTGGTAAATATAGAATAACAAGTGTATCTGACAGTACTGGAGTTTATGCTGGACCTACTGGATATACTGGTGGAGTTTACTATTCTACAGATTACGGATCTAATTGGACACTAAGTGATCTAATTAATACAGTAACCGCTCTGGCAGTATCTAAATCAGGACAGTATCAATTAGCTGGCATATTGTTTGGATATTCATATTTATCGTCAAATTACGGAGTTAATTGGACCAAAATCAACAATATTAGTAGTAATAATGGTATAAGTTCGGTTGCTGTATCGGCATCAGGCCAGTATATGTTCGTTTTTGGAAATAGTGGAGCATATTTCAGATCAAATGATTATGGTGGAAGCTGGATTATGGGTGGGTATCTACCACAAAGCAGTACGTGTGCTGTCTCTGACAGCGGACAGTATTTAAGTTACGTAACTACTGTGCAATCAGACATAATTTATATATCAGATGACTACGGAAAAACTTTTTCTACTGCATCTTCGCCATCTATTACATGGCAAGGTATTGCAGTATCGTCCACGGGACAATACCAAACTGCATTCGGTGTTGATACAAATTACTCACCGCCACCACCAAGACGGTATGTATACACTTCTTCCGATTATGGACGTACATGGACGCAGAATGCATCTATGAACGCATTGACATATTACCAATGGTTTAATACAGTTTCTATGTCAAGTACAGCACAGTACCAATTAATTGGGGCTTCTACGGGGGGAGTGTATTCTTGCGCTGTAGATTTAGGACAAAATATAATACCACTTTTACAAAATCTTGGCGCTACATTACCTTCAGGATATAAGACATTGGCGTACAATCCATCAACTGGAGTACTTGGTTACTTTGGTACTTAAGCTATAAGTTTGCCTACGATTTTATGAATTGACAGAGATGATACGCCAGAAGCGTCAGAAACAAGTTTCATTTGAGTCTTGGTTTTCAGACCCAGAATATGGGCAACCACTCCAGCCACAATGGTCTTGGGTGTATGCTCAAACTCATCCTCCGACTTAGTTGAAATTTCCAGAAGCAAGCTCATGATTTCGTCGCGCTGTTTATCGTTCAGAGAAAGCGACGCACACAATCGCTCTGCGATCCCGATCTCTGTTTGAAGAACCGTGTTCTCGGTATCTTCAAAGTTCGTAATGGCTTTACACAACGACCGAATGTTTACAAGAAACATCTTGGCGATCTCTTCGTGACTCCGTGGAGCCCCGTTGTTTCGGCAAGCCACAAATACCGCTCCGCCCATCATAGCTCGGCGCGTTTCGCCTCTCACCTTCTGGGCATCTTCCAGTTGTTTGTACAGCCCACAAGCGTCCATCACGATAGATTTTGGCAGACCTGCGTGCGTACACGATAATTGAATAGCGTCAAAGATACTCATCCACGATCGCTGGGAGTTTGAAGATAGAGACCAGCAAGACAAGCGCTGGATAGCTTTTAGTTTTACGTCTTTGGATGTAAGTCCTTTGAAAGACATAACAGATCCGTATGACGATTCAGGGAGAAGATCTGATGTTGTAAAGCCTGTGCGGCCTTCATCTTTTCCCTGGTCGTAGTTCCGCCACTCGGCGCCTTCATCAATAACTCGTCCCATCATTGTTCCACATAACGTACATACATGTTCTCCTTCATCAATTACGAGTTCGTGTTTACAGTTCATTTTAGTATCCTTCAGCACTATCCTTTTTGGGATTCGTTTTACGCATGAATAAGAATTTGGTGATGGTCCACTCTTCCGGAATCAGACGAGTAAAGTAGGTCTTGAAATATTTTTCAAACATATGCTTAATCTTCTTAGCAAGATCCTCAAGGAACACAAACATCGCGAACGCAAAGAATAGGCCGGAAATGTACGTGTCTATCTCGTGATCCAGGATTTTTTGGATTGAGAATATGGGAGCTGAATCGCGGATAAAGTACGTTATCCAGAACGACGTAATACCAATGAAACTCAGTTCAATGGCAATATCGGCTGTCTGGTACAGAATGTCCTGCTTCTCCCATTCTTTGGTGTAATCATCAAACAAGTTGTACTCAAGGTACGACATAAATGCTCCAAATAAAGTGTAGAATATCGCCAAGATGGAAATATTCATTGTTCCCCCTAAAAACTCATGCAGCTCCATTATGATTAATCAGTAAATTTTAAGATCAGTACACCACACCCGATCATCGCAATTGCAATATAGTCGTGTAAGTGTAATCGCTCTTTGAAGTAAAATACTCCTACCGTCGTAGTTGCCATAATAGATAATCCCGACCATAAAGCATTAGTGAATGCCAAACCAGTTAGCTTGAACGTTTGGACCAGTAGGATACCTACAGCTGTGTACAACAGAACACCCAATAAGAAAAATCGCCAATCGTTTAAGGACGTTTTGAAACAACTCATGGCGCATGTTTCAAGACCAACGATCATAAGGACGTATGTAATAATCAAAACGTATTGCCACTTCATTTACCTATTCTGAGGCATAAAAGTCTCTCCATATATCTGAGGGCGGTAATTGGTAGCTAAGATCTGCCTGTTTCCGTCTCGTGTTTTCACAGGCTTCACCCATGAAATTAATAAATGATTAGTTTCCACTACCCATATCCAGTATCCCGCTTTAGAAAACTCGGTAACCAAATGGTCTAAAGCTTCTTTTAACGAAAAAATTGGGTAGCCAAACACGTAGGTAGGAACAGGATAAATGATGTAAGGCGCATTTGAATTATGAATTGCTTGACGCCGAATTTGAGCTTGGATCTGAGCAACAATAGGATTCATTGCTGCCATTCGTCCCGCACGTCTCTCTTCTTGTTCGTCCCATACGTCACGCGCACGCAACATCTCTGCTTACTCTTACTATAAGAATGTCTACGCCATTCCGCACATTAGGATTGTGTGGTGGAGGGATGAAAGGAATAATGTACATTGGCGCTCTTCGTGAACTTTCACGGCATCAAGAGTTAGTGTTTCCTGACGGCGTGTACGGTGTTTCGGTAGGGGCAATTGTCGGGACATACATTGCTTTTGGGTTACCGTTGGATTTGGATACCGAGAATGCTTTTAAAATATCCTCCTTTATTCCCGAACCCGATTACTCCAAGTTACCTGAAATGATCTCTATGAAGGGAGTATTTAGCATGGATATCTTGGAAAAATCACTCGTAAATATGTTTCTTACAAAGGGTGTAGATTTGAGAACTAAGGTTATTGGAGACGCTAAGATGCCACTGTACATTTTTGCCTCAAACCTAACGAAAGGCAAACCTACTATTTTTACTAAAGATGTTCCGATTCTGGAAGCTCTCAAATGCTCATGTTGTATTCCTGGTATATTCAGGCCGCAAGTTCTTTACAATCAAGTTTATGTAGATGGAGATCTGTTTGTGCCCTCGGTAGATAAGTTTATTCCCGACACGTCTAAGGCACTGTGTTTGTCCTTGAAGAAAAAGAATGCCGAAGTAAGTACGTTCAATCCTTCAATTCTTGAAGCTGTGTCTCCGATAACATACGTTCACGAAATGTATTCTCTCGTAACCTACAATTTTTTCAAACAGGTTACGAAATCTTGTACATTAACACTTTCCTACCCCAATTTAACAAGTACATCGGATATCTCCAAATTCAATGTCCCAGACATTCTATCTAAATCAGCCGACGCTTTATCCCGATTTCTCCGCTCCAAGAGCGGAAACAAGGAAGGCCCGGAAGTTTGAAACAGTAGGCTTACCCGTCATCTCGTAAAGTGCCTTGTTTGTTTCAACTTTGAACGTAGGATATGCTTTGATCTTGTATAGTGCGGCCTTACCTTTATCAGCATACGCATTAATTTCCTCAAACGAAATAGTGTGTCCTCCATACGTGTAATTCTTGTTCTCAATCAGCTGCCTTAGCGACTTTACTATCGGTTCGGCGTCTTTGCAGTAAGGACACCAAGAAGCAAAGAAAAACATGAACTTAGCCTTTCCAGGCTCAATTGTGTTATCGGGAGACGGACGCTGCTGGATAATCTTAGCAGCGGGCCAGATTCCGGTATATGAATGAAACCCCACTATAACTATTATCACTACGAGTGTTGCCACAATAGCGGCAATGAGAGAACTACTCATCTTGTCTAAATGATGGGCATAAAAGTTTAGACTCCTTCCTCAGTACTTCAAAGTACTTGCGATAGGCTTCCTCTGCCCCGATACCAGTTGTAATTTGAGACCATGCTACTTGATAGGTTTGGCGTTCTGGTTCGTACTGTTTTGCGACGACGGAGTACCATTTCCCGTTATGGCGAACGGCTGGTGGCATGTTATACCTCCACATAAACAAAGAAGCCAAGATTTCCGTTTTGAACCCTTTTGCGACCACTGTTCAAAGGTATACACGTTGCTCATAGACATATTACATCTGGCACAAATAGGGTACAAGTTTGTTAAGATAGTTGGTCCCCCTTTAGATTCAGGAATATCATGCCCACATTGAAAATCAAATACGGTAATACGATTCTCACACCAGGGGGTAAAACATTTCGCATCGTAAACTTTCCCAAATTTGGATAACCACACTTGTTCCCTCAAGGCTTTTGGAATCTTGGCCTTGTGGTGCATTATAGTCCTAATACATTTCATTGAAAACGGAAACTACTGCTACATTATGAAAAAGATCAATACGAAGATGAGGAATATCCACAATGTGGTTTCTGATGTTCAGGCTACGGTTACGGCCGACCATTTCCCTGTAACGGGCGATGTTCGGGAGACCGTTAATGGGTGGACTATTGTAGAGTTCAAGAACGATAACCAGGATTTCCTGCAGTTTGAAGTTCATCTGGAGCACGAGAATTCATGTATCCTTGTTCAGCGGGGATTTACCAACGATCAGCGCGACGCTATTATGGAGATCTTTACCAATATGATGTTTGCCTAAACAAAAACAAAATCAATTGGGTCAGAAATGACCTTTTTAACACAAGACGATGCGGGTGAAGTTTGATTAGGCTATCTACTACTAAAAACAAAAACCAGACCCGAGATGGGTCATTTTTAATGTACTTAAAGCATGCTTATTTGTAATATAAACAAATGAAGATTTATGTACTACATTATACACCTCTTACCGAGCGCAAGACCCATATTTATGGCGAAATTAAGAAGCATTGTTTAGATGCTGTTTTTATTGAAACGGAGGAAGGAACAGGACGTTTTTCTACACAACTCTCACGCACGAGAGTATCTTTATTTAAAAAGCATATTGAAGCTTGGAAGCGGATATCTGAAGGTTCTGACAGAACGTACCTTGTGTTGGAAGATGATGCATCTCTTGATGACGACTTCAATGTAAAATTTAGTAACTATGTATCTCAACTTCCTTATGATTTTGATATGATGTTTATAGGGGAAGGTTGTAACATCCATATAAATATTCCTCCCGGAACAATTGCTCTTCATCCCGAGACGAGGTGTACGGATTCATATGTTATTTCGCCAACATGTGCACAGAAGTTGTTGCGACTTGTTGATGATAATTGTGAAATATGTGAACCAGTTGATCATTGGATGCACAATCGCATAAAACGGCTGGATTTAAAAGTATACTGGGCAGAGCCTACAATTGTTCGGCAAGGTACGTCTCCGTGGGTTGGGCTATTTAATAGTAGTGTTCATTAGGCATTTAAGGGAAGCCTACGAGGTGGGCGCCAATACCGAAGCCGGCACCCTGGCGCGCAGACGAGCCGACGCTGGGGGCGTAGATGTCCAGGATAGCGAACGTGGCCAGGGCAACGAGGGCAATCATGCCGATCTCGGACAGCTTGAGGCCCTTGCCGGGGAGGAGGTAGGCCGCAATGGCTACAGCCAGGCCCTCAAAGGCGTACTTCACGGCGCGGGTCGTTAGGTCGGCAAAGTCAACTCCAGCAGGGGCGGCAACAGACTTCTGCTCGGGCATTTTTATAGAAAAGGACAGAGAAATTATTGGGAACGAAGGACAATGAGGATTAAAGTAAAGGTCGTAGTTGATCCTGACGTTCAGAAAAAGTACACGATTCCTCCTGGACAAATTGAGTTTTATGTTACAACCTACCTCAACGACCCAGAAGGATGGTCAACAAAGGGGTACTTTTTTGAACCTGTTTCGCACGACCAGGATGTGACAATCCACTTATCGTCTCAGACCACTATTGATAAGAATTGTGGTGTAGAAGGAAGGTTGTCGTGTGCTGAATTGGGAGGTAAAACCATGTGGCTGAACTCTGATCGTTGGTACCATGGCGCTTCTAAAAGCAAACTCAGTTTGGATGATTACCGCCAGTATATGGTTTCTCACGAAATGGGTCATATTTTGGGATACGATCATACCATCTGCCATGGGCCAGGACTTCCCGCTCCCATTATGATGCAACAGACCAAGGGAATAGGGCAGTGTAAGCCTAATACAAAAGTTTGAACTCGTTAAATCTAATGACTTTAACACGCCGTGAATACAGTAAACAAATGCCTCGTGAGACTCTACCAACTAAGGAAACTGATGGAACCACGATTGATTACCTTGAGGAGGACCCCGAGATTCCTACCCAGCGCTACTGCATTATTTCCTTCATTTCGCCCGAGAAGGTAATTAAGCAGAAGGCTGAGTTCTATAATGAGAAGTTTGTAGAGTGGATGGCGTACGATTGGAAGGTAAAGGGTCTGGAGCATCTGATGGCTTACATCTCCAAGAAGTATTCTCTGAAGGTTGACGATCTGTTTAAGGATATGGAGGAGTTCAAGAAGGTCCACGAGGCGGAGGTGAAGAAGACCGATGTTCATGAGCAGTACCAGGTCTTTCTCCTAAAGAACGAGAAGGAGGTGGAGGCTCAGTTCAACGAGAAGATTGAGTTCCAGACCAATGTCCGTGGCGTCAAGCTCCGTCGCGTGTTTGCGAATCTGGAGGAGTGCCAGACATACGCCAAGGTTCTCCAGCGCCGTTACCCTAATGACAATCTGTACATCGGCAAGGTCGGTGCGTGGCTGCCATGGGATCCGTCTGAGAACATGATGCCCGAGGTAGAGTACGCCGAGAAGGAGCTGAATGAGATGATGCGTCGCTACAAGGAGAACGAGGTGAATCGTGAGATTTTCTTTGAGGAGGAGAAGGCCCAGCGCATTGAGACCCAGAAGAAGGAGAACGAGGCGCGTCGTAAGAAGAATATGGAGGACGCGAAGGCCGATGCGGGTGTTGCTGATACGTCGGATATCGGTCGCGCGATTGAGAACAACGTTCACCCTGTGGAGGGCGGCGTCCCTCGTGATCTCTAAGTACTATATAATGAGCTGCCCATACGCTTTCATTTTCGGGAAACCCCGGCAGGGTGCACACAGTACTCGTTTTATGGGGTTTGCAGTAGTTGACAGTGTTGGAACAGTTCTGCTCGCAATACTGTTAGCTTACATATTTGATACTGGTTTCTGGATAACTTTATTGGCCACATTTGTGACGGGCGAGATCTTGCATTACATTATGGGTTCTCAAACCCAATTTCTAACGACGCTTGGTCTGACGGCGGCGACGTGTTGAACGCTTTCCTCCGCGACCGAATATACCCTTTGCCTTGGACAACAGATTTGACGCGGCTGCTTTTGCAGATGCGAGTCCTGGGCGCGGCGTAGGAGGGGCGGGGGGCGCATCAGGTGGTGGTATCTTTATGGTTGCATATTTACGTATGAGTTCTTTGATAAATTCTGCGTCAGGCTTGAAGTTGTCTGATACATAGTGAATATTCACGTCTCCAGTTTGAGCGTCCATAGAGAGTGTAATATGACTACCACTCTCGTCAGAGCCCCAGATGGACAAGAGTGTATCGGGAAATCCGCCTTTCCATTTGCTCACTATAATTTGTGCGTGAGCAACCTCTGGACCTATCTGCTTAGGGAGAAGTACGTATTTGTGATACGTATGAAGAAGTTCAATTATACGCCTATCAATACCATATGTCGCCATTATTTTTAAGAAAGATTAATGTTTATCCTTGCCCTGCTGCTTAACATGAACCCAAGGACTATTTGATTTCTTGCGCATCGTGTCCGCAGAGTACTCGTCCTGGGCTAACATTGCGCTGGAAAAAGGTTTATTATCTACCCACAACGAATCAGCACACAAATGAAAATTTGGGTGATCAGATGCTTTATACCAAAACACCTGATCTTCTAATTTATTGGACTGGACACCATTGCAAATAACAAGGCACTCAAAGTTCTCGGTACATTGGTCCATGAACTGACAAAACATTTCAAATGTGGGAAACATACCGGCATAATTGTCGTATATACGACGGCGATTATTCACGATACTCTCACGCAGAATAAACACGAAGTCTACGTTCGTACGAAGGTTGGGGGTAATACCAAGAGGATACTGCATCGTAATGATCGTCATGACATCAATGTGACGACCGTTCATGAAAATGTATCGCGTAGACTCCTCTTTAATCCACGAAGCATCGTACAAACAGTCATCCAGAATCAGGAAAGCCCGAGGATCGGTGGCCGAATTACCTCCAGATCGTTTCTTCTCTTCGTTTCTGGCCGTCTTGACTCCAAGCTGACGCTTAATAACATTCATCACGATAGAAGGATTGTACTTGTCGTGAATCAGCTTGGACGGAACCATGTGCTGGAAAAACTCGTTAGCAACCTCAGTACCTGAAATCACCGTTCCAATGGGAAAACAGTTCTGGGTATTGAACAGAATATCGCGCACCAAGAACGATTTGCCAGTATCTTTCTTACCAATCACGACAATCATTGGGGATTTGCGAGAATCTATCTCGCACCGATCTCTCAACATTTCAATATTGAACTTCTTGATCTGGAAGTTCATCTACTTGCTTTATTGCGTGTAGTTTTTAGTTTATGTTTGGGACGCCATAATAATATGGTAAAGCGCAAACCATCAGTCGGAAGTGATTTACGGACAAATGCCGTGGCTCTCAGTCTCCAGAGGTACGATACTAAGTCTTTAAAGGCTCAGAATTGGGGCATCAGTCACCTCCAGCCATTCTTTCCTCCCATCCAGAAACTTTTTAAAACTGAAGTTCGTGACTCGCCACAAGAGTTTGGGTTCAAGGTCAATGATGGTATTGCCGCTATACTTGATTCTGATACAATTCGGACGACAAAGGGGAACGTACTTCCAGTTCATCGCAAGACCACTATGCTCTTATCCCCTTTCAAGTGGATGCAGGGAGATTATGGGACGTCTATAGGACTGCCTACGACTGAAGAAGAGTCGGCCGAGATCTGGCGCAAGATTCAGGATCCCAATAATGCCGCATACGTTGGTGCTCTTCTATCTACAGTCTTAGCCCAGTCCGGATGCCCACATTTCCCGAAAGTTTATGGAGTGTTCACGGGAGTATCGGAAAAGCATACCATAGATATCTCCGACGACTACGCAGAACTATCAGAGCGCTCATGGTTTTCTTCAAATATCGGAAAAACATTTGACATCAAGTTGACCGATGATGTACACGAAGGAGATTTCAAGCATACACGTGGAGCACGAGCCGGTGTTTTGTTAGGTGAAGATATGGTTCTTGATGATGTCCAGGAACTTGAAGCTCCACAGGTAGGTCCTACCGAAGCTGCCGAAATGAACCAGCTTATGCGTGATAACGAAGACGACGATGATGACGAATCAGATAGTTCTTCTGTATCTACGTCCTACGTATTTGGAATTAAGTCGTGTGAGTGTGATTCCGATGACGAAGACGACGAGGATGAAGATGAAGATGGGGAGCCGTTTGCGTGGGCGTCCTTTTCCAACGTCCCAGTTCAGATAACGGTTATGGAGAAATGTGCCGGAACATTCCATGAACTGTGTTCCACCACTACTGACAGCGACAAACATCTGGCATGGTTATCTCAGGTTATGTTTGCTTTGGCGTACGCCCAGCGTAATTACAGTTTCACTCATAATGATCTTCATTCCAACAATGTCATGTACGTTCCTACCGATAAAGAGTTCATGTACTACAATTGTTCCGGATCATTTTATCGCGTGCCGACGTACGGATATATCATTAAGCTTATTGATTTTGAGCGCGGAATTGGGTCAGTAAAGGTTACGGGAATGAAAGAGCCAAAGTTGTTTATGAGCGATCATTTTTCGGTGGACGAAGAAGCTGGTGGTCAGTTCAATTTTGAGCCTTGGTATATTTCCAAGTACCCCGAAATCAAGCCCAATCCATCATTTGATCTGGTACGTCTTGCTACATCAATATTCTGGGACCTTTTTCCTGAAGGGCCCGAGTGTTTAGACTACCGCACGAACCCAGTGTTTATACGGCTCGTTAAGTGGATGACAACCGAAGATAAGGGATCGGTCTTATTTGGAAAAAACGAGGCTAAACATGACCGGTATCATGGCTTCTATCTTTACAAGGCAATTACTCGCTACTGTAAAAATGCAGTTCCACGAACTGAAATTTTATCGCTGAAATCTGTTTATAATGTTGATTCTGTCCCGGTAGGTGAAGAGTGTTGTGTCATTGAAGCTTAGAATGTAGGCTTACCTACGAACATATCCTGGACGCTCGGGATCTCCATCGTCTTAACTGCATCTGTAACAACGTCCGTTGTGGTCGCAAATACCACACCGGCCGCAATGATTCCGCCGAACATTGAAAGCTTACCCGCATCTGACCAATCAATTGGCTCGCTCTTAGACCGACGCTCCAGAGCGTATAGAATAAAGCATACCAGGGCAACCGAAACTGCAGCAATAGGAATGATCATTTATTTTGCGCTCAATCAAAATTTCACATATTTAGAACGAGAGTATCTCCTCCAACCTTTCCTTCAATCTCTTTCAGCGGATCGTCATCGTCCTTCTCCTTTGTTAGTTCGGGGGCTGCGACAGGCTTATCAAGATCCTCAAACTCAATTTCCGCAACTTCGTCTCCAACCTTTAGTTCGGCACGATCATCCTCGCTGACATCATCTCCATCTGACCCAGAGTCCGAATCCGAGTCTGGTTCAGGAGCATCATCTTCAAACTTCACCTGCGCAGGAAGTGGCTTAGGCGTCTCTGGGGCGTGCTCTACGTGTACAGGTAAGGACGCAACGTGTGGGGACGGAGCATCGTCCTCTGAAAAGTACTTCTTGGCAATCGTCTCCCAAGGTAAGAACGAACGGATGACGTGCTCCATACAATCCGTAATGACCTTCTCAATCTCCTGACGATTGCGCGCCTGCTGCTCCGACGACACACCGATCGTCTTGAAGTAGTACGCCATCTGCCACAGCTTTCGCGCTGAATGCTTGTACAGCTCGTGAATAAACTTACCTAAGGTAGGACGATCAAAATCAATCTTCAGTTCAGACTGCGATCCGCGGTAATGGAGAGATGCGAACGACTTCATGTACGCAATGAACACGCCCATCAGAAGATCGTCCATGTACCGACAGTTCGTGACCTTCACGATACGATCCTCCTCAGTCTGGAGAGTAGCCTCGTTCCACTCTGGGATACGTGTCAGCATATTCTGGAACGTGCGCAGGATCTGATCGGGCTGACCATTGCGGTCGCACAGCTCCTTGGCCGAATCGTAAATGCTCCAGAACCCGTCCGCGACAGGTCCAACAAGCAGACCAACAAGGTGTTCGCGCAGATGCTCCTTGGCAAACTCGGTAGACATTTGTTAAGATTTATGGACTATAAACCACATCAAGAAACGCGTGTACACACAAAATCAAAAACGGATTTATTTTGGACATGTACAACTATATTAACACGAAAACAACAGCACAACACTACACAAGATGAGCACGATTAACGACTTTGTCGCGACCCTGACCATTGAGACGGCCGAGGAGACACGCAAGGCAATTACCAAGCACGTCGCGGCACTCAAGAAGGGAGACAAGCCCGTCAAGGAGGAGCCTGTCGCCAATGGCGGTGCAGGTAAGGCTGTTGTTGAGTCCAAGACGCCTGCGAAGGCCAAGAAGGACACCAAGGCCGAGACTCCCTCGGCGCCCGTTAAGAAGGGCAAGAAGCCGGTTGCCAAGGTGGCAGCCGCTGAAGAGGAGACGCCCGCGGCCAAGCCCGCGGAGGAGGAGGTCAAGCGCAAGATTGTGTTTGGCGCCAAGGACAGCCACACGAAGACTCTCAAGGATGTCCTCGGGCTGCCCACGGAGGAGAAGCTCAGCGATGAGCAGACGAAGCTCTTCAACAAGCTGAAGCCCAAGTGCTCCAGCTACCTGGTTAGCCTCTCAAAGGCTGACTTTGATGCCCAGAGCCTTGACGATCACGTCAAGCACTGGCACACTATCCAGAACCAAGCTAAGGTCGCCGAGACGGTGGTCCCCGAGGTCCTCTCTTATGAGGATCTGAAGGGCCTGACCGATCTCGTTGAGAACGACACGGCCGGCGTCTACTGGCATCCCGAGAGTGGACGCCACGTGACCGGCCCGGCTGCCTCTTCGGAGGAGGGTCTGGATGAGATCAAGGAGTACCTGGTCGGTGAGACGACCAAGCGCGTCTACGACAACGCAGAGGTGTTCCTCGGATTTGCCGGCATCGGCAAGTTCAAGGAGCTGTAAACCAGAAAAACAAAAAGAGCAAAACTTCAAAAACAAAACAAAACGGGCAATTGCCCAACTTTTTCATTTACTTACACGTCTTCGTCATACGACGACCACGACCACGAGTCTTGCGGGCCTTCTTGCCTCCTTTACGACGACGAGACTTCGTAACGTGACGCTTACCACCTTTCCCCTTCGGCACTTCTTCTAACGCCTGCTCGGCCTTCGCCTGGGCAAGCAGCTCCGGAGTACCAATTTTCAATCTTTCCGCAGGAGTGTAATCTGGGCTTGACGCGTAAATGTCGGTCGGGCGAATTTGTCGCTTAGGAGTGTATGGGGCTGCAGGTAATTCCAGAGTTCCGCTCATTTACTTACTCTGTTCAGAAAATGATAGTACAACTCGGCTCATCTTTTATCCCATAACGAGGTGCCAGAAAAGTAACAAAAACGGTAGAATTAAAATTGGGAACATGCCGTACGTTAATAACGTCAGAGTTCCAAATACCCAGTATCCACCCTTAAACATAGTTTCTCCATATTTTGCTGCCAAAATGGTCATGGACAAAACAAAGAAAACCTTCATGAACAGGAAAATATCACTCATAATAGTTCCAACAATATCTAATGCCCCATCGGTAGGTGTTTGAGACGTATCGGTGGTTATAGCGGGAGCATTCAGTTGGAACTTCTGGCCATCCTGGATTTTCTTAGTTCCTGGCTCGTCGTTGATCGTGTACTCTACAATCAAGTACTTCACCTTCTGAGGGTTTGGATCAGGAATACCCATTGCCCCGGCACTTACTGTGATATTAATTGAGCCTTCGTTCAAGTACGTTCGTACAGCACTCGTAACATCTTGGTAAGATTTATCAAATCCGTACCTTGCCTTCTGGATTTGTAATCCTGAAGCCAGACGGGCTGGAGGGGCATCAATGTCCATAGATTCGTTATCTACCGCCGTAGCAGTATTGTTGGCACCACCGTTAATGGTGTACGTTACACTTAAGGTTTTCAGACGCCCTGGTGCCGGATCGGCGACGTTCAAAGCTGTTGGCGTAACTACAAAATTTAAGCGCCCATCTTTTAAGTGAGCCGAAACAGCTTTTGTTACGTCTACAGTTGATGAACCCACACCGTATGTTGCCGACTGAATCTTGACTCCGGTGGCCATTCTTATTATACATTACGAGCTGAAAACAACGCTGGCAATTCCGCCCATCACACGGAGGTAGTTGTATGACTCAACATAGGCTCGTACCCTGAAATTATACTGTAGTGTCTTTACGGCATTCGCAACCTGAGTACTTGGAATAATTGTAATAACGTCTTTAGCTGAATACAGTAACTTTCCATCAGTACCCCTTGCCAATGGATTTACGATCGTAGGCGTTGGCGAGTTCAGGGTGGATTTGAGTACACATACTGACGCCGGAGGAGTATTGTTACCATTATTTGATGTCACAAGCGGAGGTTGGACATATGTGTTGCGTAACAGCGTCTTGTTGAACATTGAACCGTTAATGTGTCCACTTGGCTGGACGCCGTGATGGTCTAAGGCAAAAGAGTATGTGTAGACTCCGGGAATATCATTGGATGTACGCCCCGACTGATGGCGGTAATTCTCTAACTGGGTAAAGAAATACGTCTGTTTGTAAGAGAACCGTTCTTTTCCATCCAAGATAATACTTGACTCCAGGAGAATGTCGCGCTGAGATACGGATGTACTGAGCGCATTTCCTGAAGTAAATACTCCAGGAACACCAACTGTGTTTCCCGTAGTGTTTAGAGGAGGCTTGTACGCATCATCCCAATTTGTGTAATTATCTACGTCATTCTGTAACGCCCTATCAGATCGCTGTGCGACCCATACGACTTGGGTACATAAATTCTTCATGAGTAGAGAAAGATCATTGCTTGGACCGTATAATCCCTCGGCCGAAACAGTATCAACCTGTGTAATCAGGAACGAATGTTCGGATCGGGCAATACTGGCCAACTCTGCGTCTCCAAGAAAAATGTAGTTGGCTTCAATGAACGGGTTCAGATTCCAGTACATTAAGGTGGGATTTGTAGGAATGGGGGCTTGAGATGGTGTGGGTGGCGATAAGAAATTATTCATAGTCATGATAGAACTGCTTGAATCGGGAGCAATACGAACTCCAAAATTTGGGTTAGGCTGACCCTTGATTGTCTCGCGAACGTCTCGGATAGTGAACAAATTGTACATATTCGTCAGCTCAACCACAATTTCAATTGCCGAGTTCTGGAGCGCTCCGAGCGGAAGAGCTGCTCCCACATTCTCACAGAACCAGAAGTGTAATGGAACGTTCAAAGTCCGGCCATAAATTGATGGCTCGGCGAGTTTTGGAGACGTGGAAATTGCATGGGGGTACTGGTTCGTCCGATCATAAGCATTCGCTGGATCATATACTTCCGGAACGTTGCCTACCATCTGATTCACCATCGCCTTTTTGTTGGCATCAAAGTTCAGATCAGCATAAAGCTTCATCCATTCTCCAGTATGCCGAACAACTTCCTGACCGTTAATGACTATAGACGCATAATTGATCATATTGTATCCGATATTCCGAATCCACTGGAACTCGTATCCAATAGCCTGGGAGCTGCTATTTAAGTTAGAATGTGGACCTGTAACTGGCTGGACCGGCGAGTAGATATTCGGCAAAGTCATCACGACATAACAATCGTTAATTAACTGCGAAAACTGCTCTACGTTAGCACGAAGAGTCAGCGAACCTGACGCAGGTATTCTTAAGTTTGTTGTCTTAAACACCAGCTCAAACTGTTCCATCGCAAATTCCGTGTGGCGCTTATACACCGACCTAAAATGCGTGAACGATGGGTTCCCACATATCAGTTGATCTTGTGCACCTTTATTGACGAGCTGAATTAAACCTCCAGACATCCTTACTTATTTACTGAATAGTTTTATGTCTGTATACTCCGCATTTTCCACATCCGGCCTGATCTATGTTCAGAGACGTAGTTGTGCAATTGCATACGCGTACAAGCTGTAGATTTTTGGCATTAGTGTTATTGGTGTCCGACTTAGAATAGATGTAATCTGCAGTCTGTGAAGCCTTGTAATCTAACCACTGACCATTCGTCCGCTGGATACGACTCTCGCCTGTACGCCGAGGAATCAGCATAGGTACTGAATGAGAATTCTGGGGAACGGTAGCAACATTCACATCAGTGTTATTGGCAATTACAGTATCGTACGTCCTGGCTCCGTTCAGACGCTTCAGGCGGGTCCAGTCAGAGGCAGATAATCCGCGAGTACCGGCTTGGTTATTTGATGAAGTCCTGGGATGAGCGACGGTCGCCATTTATACAACATGCGGGAAAAAGGAAATAGCGTTGGGGCCATTACGTGCGCCAATCTGAAACAAACGCTTATTGTCCTGAAACGCCAGGTAGTCAAAGATCTCGTTCGTCTTGGGATCTAATATCATGACCATTCCTTTAACTTTAATGATCTGGAGCTTACGGTTCTTCTTAACAATGTTGCGCTCGTACAGCGTATCTTTTTCGTCATTGAGGTACGATGGACGATAGGCCAAATCTTCGGCCGTTACGGTAGTATCAAAACGCATACACTGAATAACCGGCTGCTCTTTGGAATGTAGTTTACGATGAATCTCGCAATCCACCGCCGCCTGCTTCAGTATCGTAGCGATGCTCTTGATAATCCGACCTTTCTCAAAAGCGGTTTCGTACAGAAACTCGTCGGATGTCATGAATGCGTCCTTGGGTTCGTCACCTTCGTACCGTTTGGTACCTATATCATTACGACGAATGAGTGTTATGTTTGGTCCTTCCTGATCTTTCAGCTGCTTCTCGGAAAATACGCTCATGTACAGTTTCACCGTGACATCGCGCTGATCTTCCGGCAATTTATCGTGTGAGTGTAGACGAATCGCACGTCCAATGACCTGTTCAATGCGCGCAGGATTCCAGTACGGTTCCATAATGTATACGTTGCGGACGTTCAGCAATGTAATACCTTCAGCTGCCGACTTCGTGCCCATCATAATACACAACTTGCGCTCCTTGACTGAGTCTGCGAGTGAAGCAGGTAATTTATCCTTTTCTTCATTGAAGACCAGACGCATAAGTTCACGCTCTTCTTCACTTTCCTCGCCAGTGTAGAACGCATATGCTGGCACACCCTTTTCCATCTCGCCTTCGCGCCACTGTCCTCCCTCCTTCTTTAGCTTGTACGGCTGGAACCCATTATGGTTCAGGATAAGTCCAAATATCCCCAGACCTTCCAGCGAACGGTACTCAGAGTACACGAACTGATTATTTAATTCACCAAACTTGCCTACCGTAGATTTGAGATCTTTCAGCATTTGAGCCAGTTTAGGTGAGAAGTGAACTAAGTTCTTGGGAGTTAGAAACCTATCGGGATCTGCTTCAATCTTCTTTAAGATTTCCAACTTATCTTCTGGAATCGGTTTGCCCTGTAATGACATCTCGGTTTCGCCATCTTCAATCTTGTACTTGAATTCTGGAGGCACCGCGAAGTTACATACTAACCGAGACGTCATGCGGTACGAACCCAGCTCATCGTTCAGTGAAGGATTACGTTTCTTTCTGGATTCACGTTGAATTTCAATATTACGTGCTTCCAGGTACCGCAAGTACTGCTCATCTGACATCTCAATTTTCGTTAGCGTCTTATCTTCGTCCAATCGCTTAGGAAGTAGTTTTTCGTCGGCGCCACGGAAGTATGATACCAGACCCTGAATGCGGCGTCCGAACATCAGAGCGTTCTTGATGTTCAAGCCGTCCACGAACGTACCCATAAACCCATTAGGACCTTCGTATTCAGTAGGTAAACACTCCAGCTTTTCTACCGACATCTTGTCTTCGCCCAGTAGCTCAACGCCCGCAAACTTAGTCTCAAACTCGGTCTTCCATTCACTAACCCATTTCTTGATGTCGGGTTCTTGCTTGGAATCCTTATTGTACTTGACGGCAATCCGATCACCCTTGTCATTATAAACGCTCTCAAAGTACGGAGGATTGCGGGTAAGTTTCAGTTCGTGTTTCACAGAATTGTACTCTATGGTATCCACATCCTTCTGGTGCCGAAAAAAGGCCGTCATCAGAGCTTCGTCCCAGGCCATTGCCGCCTTCGTGGGAACTACGACCCGCTCAATAGGTCCGCGCAGAAGATTCATTAAGAAGGCGATTTCATGTGGACGATTGATTGTAGGTGTGCCGGACAACGCTACAACCTTACAGCTCTTGGCGTTATAGATCATATCGTATACTTTCATCTTCAGTTCTCGCTCACTAACGACCGAACCAATCAAGTTATGTGCCTCGTCAATGATCACTACAGAGTCATCAAACATATGTGCTGAAGGAAAAAGCTTATCAAAATTAGCGGTCTGAACACCGTTATAGTTAATAAAGGTGAACCGCGAATTGATCAGATCGTCAATTTGAGTATCAATACCCTTCTGCTGCTCGCGAGATAGCGTCTGAAAATTCGGGGCTGCACCCTTGACGGTCATAAAGTATCGCCCATTCTTGTCCAAATACTCGTCGGAAATACCGAGAGATTTGGCGGTGTCGCGATCTTCGGAAGTACGAATAGACTTCTCTACCCAATGACTGTCCTTCTTGTATACCGGATCTCCACACGACCGAATCTCGCCAATAAAGTTAGCTTTCAGTGAGGCCGGGAGAAGGACATAGACTTTCTTCGTTGTCATCAAGGACTCGGCGACCGCGATGGCTGAACACGTCTTTCCCGAACCGAGACCGTGGTATATCAGGAGGCCGCGATACGGAGTTTCAATAAGAAGGTAGTCCCTGACCAGTTTCTGGTATGACTTCAACTCAAAGCCGGACTTCTCTTTACCATCTTCGTCCTTCTGGCGGTACTTCAAGAAGATGCGTGTTATGGAATCCACGAATGCCTTCCTGTCGGGCAAAACGTAGGACATTCTCACTTAATTTTAGAACGGAAATGATAATGGAAGAGGTTGTCCGCAAGAACCCCAAATTATGGACAGTAGCAATTTACCTGTTTTATGTTGCAGGGTTTCTCTATATAAAGCCAGCTGTGGCCTTTGATAGACAAGGAAATATCCGACCATTTGGTGTTGGGAAAAAGGAGGCAACTGTGTTCCCAGTTTGGATTTGGATTATGGGTTTAGCAATCGCTGCTTACCTCAGCGTAGTATGGATTCTGGACTTTGATTTCTAAAGTTCATAAAAGAACGTTTCGGGATTAAACCGTAATTTGTCCATGAATGTTCGTAAGGCCGGCTCGTCCGCCAACTTATACTCTCCGATTTTTTGGTAATTGTTTTCCAGAACATCGCCCTCACGAACGATCACATCTTTCTGAGGCCGTTGAGCTAATGGATGAAGACTTAATTCAGGAATAGCTTGCATTCCTCTACAATCTTTGGCCATGTGCATATACTTCCTAATACGACGAGTTGAGTTATTTTTTAAACCTTTTTTTACACGTGCACCGTCTCCGGCCGCAATTGATACAATCCCTACAACTTCTGGATACTTTTTTATAATAGTGTCGCTCACACACGGATCGTATTCATTGCGAGGTTTAACAAGACATCCTTTAGGAACTAACGAACAACGCTTTACAAAATTACGAGCAGTATTTTTAGATGATCTTGAATTTTTAGACGGGTTAAGTAGCCATAGTACTTTTACATCATGAGTAAGTTTGTATACTACGATTGTCTTGTAAAACTTCACCCATTCAGTTAGAGCTAATTTTCCAACAAATGGATTTGGGTAGAAAAACACGTTCTGGTTCGGGGTTATACACCGAGTTCCATCTTCAAGAGGATATCCTCGTAAATCATCGTCTGTATTCGTAACCATTCTGAACATCACCGTTCCTTTAGGAATAGTTTTAACATCCAACTTACGACGACGATACAGAATCGTCTCCATTACTTATTATTCGCAAATAAACACACTACGTAGAATCCTCGGATCTTGAGTTTCTCAAACTTGTAGCCAAGAATATCCAAGCGCTCAAAATTGTAATTTCCAGGTACTTTCAGGAACACATACTTTGAATCCTCCAATAAAACAGGAACGAGTTCATCTATGCGTTTCGTACCTAAAAACAAATCTAGTACCTTTTTTTCTTTGTACTCTGGACCTCCCCACGGAGCATCAATGTAAACAACATCCGACATAATATCAGGAATAGCTTTCAGAGAATCTCCGTGGTACACTTCTACGTTTTTCAGACCGAATACCCCGACATTATTTTCTAAAACCTTGAAGTTTTCCTTTTTAAGTTCGTATGAATCTACGTGCTTGAAATGCATACCAAAAAGGATCGTATCTCCACCGACATTTCCAGTCATGTCGGTTATAGTCTTGGCTTTCAAATTCTTGACCTTTTCTTTCATGAACTGAATCAGCTTTTCTCCGTCCCGCCGCTTTGTGATAGAGTACTCTCCTTCTTCTGTCATCTGGAGCTTATCGTACTCCACTCCCCTCTTTTTAGGAAACAGTATTTCATTACGACTCTGTCCACGTCCTCGTATAACGCGACGAGTAAGTCCCATTATTTATTGCGCAGGTTTCGTTGTTGTCGCAGCAGCCTGAGTGTGCTGCTTGTCTTTCAATTTGGCCAGTAGTTCGGTCTTGAACTTGGACATTTCGTCTACCGACGCAACACATGTTGATGTCGTGGAATTGTGGACGGCCCATACGGTCATTGGCCACAGAAGAAGCATGACGATATATCCTAACCCCAAATTGGTGGCCATAGGGTCCTGGACACCGAACCCAAGGAATAAGTTTACGAATGGTGTGCGAATGAACTCAAAGAACGCAGCTAAAAAGTATGCGATCGCACACGGAGCCGCGGCTATCGCGCCATTCTTAAAAGCATTGGTGAAATCGGTCTTTGAACATTGTGTTAGCGTGCTTCCCATTAGGATAATAGCGTTTCCTACGGTAAATGCTCCGAACACACCTGCGGCAGAGATCGCTACGTTCATTGTTAGTATTACAGACTTTGATGTGTGGCAATCAGACGTTCAACTTCAGATAGTAAAGCCAGACGCTCGGCGTAATGTGGTCTGATAACAGCTTTGCATTCAGCCATAGATTTCCAATCTACTTCAGATACTTCCTTGCTCTGCATGAACGTGAGTTTCTGCTTCAAGTTCACGATCTTGGAATCGTTCAATAATGCCACGAAGTAAATATGGCGGTACATGACATTATTTGTTCCCTTAAAGGTTTCTGTGAACTTCAAGTTCTCACACAGAGTATAAGCTTCTCCTTGAATATTGGTTTCTTCCCAGAACTCACGTACCGCACACGCAGAATCGGACTCGCCTCGGGCTCTGCGACCTTTTGGAAACCCCCATTCAGGTTCGGTGTACTTTGACCGGTTACGTGTCGTAATATCCTCGCGGTCAAGCTGGTAATACTTGGATTTGGAAATGTCGTATTCGGTTGAATGGGTATCTCGCCCCTGTCCCCACAGTTTGGTCCATAAGGTATCAAACTCTTCGGACACGATGAGTTTCTGTTCTGGTAAGGTCATGTTTCCAATCAGGCGGTCAATGTACGCCGGATCCCCCAAATCGTACTTTCCTCGGATAAATTCCATGTACGCCATTGAATCTTTACGTTTCACCATCAGTACTCCCACCGTTCGGGGATCTACGGGTAATTTAAGAGGATCGTACGCTCCTCTTAAAAGAAGGATCCCGCACGATATAATTGGGTCTTTACATGTTCTGAACACGTGCCCTTTTTCACCACAATTGTTGCAGTACATTTCCTTCGCCGACATTTCACTGTCATACCGTCCGTTTTTACTTCCGGCTTTCTAACAAATGGGTGGAAGCTCAAGTAAACCAGCACCGATCGTTCCTAAGATCGCCCGAGCAGATCTTTCCCAGGCCCAGAGCGCTACTTTTGCGCCAGGGTACCTTGAGAGCTTAGCGAAACAGAATGAAGACACAATCAAAGCTGCGTCAGACGCCGCGGCCGAAGCTGCCAAGAAGGCTACCAATTGGTTGTGGACTCTTCGTATTGGCGGAGCACTTGGAGCTATTGCTCTCATTATCGGTGTAGTGTTTGCGATCATTGCGCTGTACGACTTAGTCGCTCGCTCTGCCGGATGGCAGACTATCATGTTTCCGGGTGTAGCTCACTTCACCAATTTCACGGAAGACTTAGATATGCCAAGCAAGGATTCGGCTGGATGGTGGTCCGGCACAACTATGACTACAAGCTCCGCCCCTTACTCGTCCACTAAAGCTACCGATTCTATTGTTGGTATCCCTGGCCCTACAGGACCTACGGGACCTGCTGGCATTCGTGGAGCAACGGGTGAGGCTCCTCCCCCTCCTCTTTTGTACCAGTGGTGGTACGGAGCCGGAAATATGCCTGGATCAGCGGATGCTCAGTCTACAACTACCATAACTGCCGCTGCTGCTCCTTTATCTGACGGAAAGCAGGGCGCATACGGAATGCAGTGGTGGATGTACATTAAGGACTGGAATTACGGGTACGGAAAAGAGAAACCTGTTCTGATTCGTCCTGATGCTACTAACGCGTCCGTCTTGAATCCCAGGGTCGTCCTACACCCCACTGATAATGTCCTCCGTGTTTCAGTCTCAGTATTCCCTTCTGGCCAAGATGGAGCAGTCAACGAACCTGCTCCCGCCACGGCTCCTGAATCGGCAGACGATGTGTTTACGTGCGAAGTCCCGAACATCCCGCTTCAGTCGTGGTTCTCTGTATCCTTAACTGTGTTTGAGCGGAACTTGGATATTTACATCAATGGTATGTTGGTAAAGTCGTGTTTCTTGTCCGGTGTCCCCAAACCAGCCGTTGGCGATATTAAGATAACTCCCGATGGTGGATTTTCAGGCACCGTGTGTGGCTTAGCTACTGTCAACCGGATGCTCAATCCTTCCGACGCACTTGCTTTCTATTCAGCCAGTAATTCGTGTGTCACCACCACACCAGCAACTGCTTCTTCAACGGTTGATACGACAGGATACGCTGTGAAGTTCGGAATTTATGATGCTGTAGGACGACAGGTCCGCGAATATACATTCTAAAACTATAACAATGGATACTTGGATCATTGTCTTAGCAGCTATTGCTGCACTCATCACTATTTACGTAGTGTACTATGCCCTTACGGCTTCACCTACGGTTAGTAATACGATTACGATTGTAGGACCGATTGCTGATGGAAAGAAGCAGTTTGATAGTCCTGCCAAAATTCCCGAGTCTTTTAATGAGGCTCAAGGTATGACATTCTCGTACTCTTGCTGGGTCAAGATCAACGATTTCTCGTACCGTTATGGTGCTCCTAAAGTTATTTTCACCAAGGGACCTATTGATTTATCGGTGATGTGCCCAGCTCTGTTCCTGGATGCCAGTACCAATTCTTTGATTGTAAAGATTGATACGTTCGGAGGAACCGAGGTTATCCCGGTAGGAAATATCTCGGCCAAGAAATGGACGCATATAGCTATTGCCGTGTCACAAGACTCGGTTGATATTTACATTGACGGAAACCTCTATCTCCACCATACTCTCACTCAGATCCCCAAACAGAACTCTGAGACGGTACATACAACAATTGCCGGCGGGTTTGACGGTTCAATTGCTGGATTGACTTACTACAAATACTTACTCACTCCTGATCTGATTGCTCCCTTACTTGCTTCAGCTCCAACAGTTGGACCGGATACGAGTGCCCTGCCACAGTACCGTGACAACTCGTTCTGGCTAAAACATCTATTTAACGGACACTAATTAAGTCATAGCTTGTAAACTTGCCTGGGCCGCCGATGCCTGAGACATCTGATCCTTTGACTGCTTCTTCATATCATCTACCTCCTGCTGAAGAGTCGTGAGCTTAGAAGCTAAAGCTCCCACATCACTCAAATCGCCAATAACACTCTTACAGTATTCTGGAAGCTTGCCCTGGTCTACTACAGCTTGGTAAATAGCCTTCTGTAACGGATTGGTACTATCTTTTGCCATTTTCAATTCAGAACACTGCTTCTGCTGTTCGGGACTAAGTGTTTCGGGTATAGCTGCTCCAGCTTTCTTCGCAGCTGGAGTTGCATCGGCTGCAGCTGGCCCTGATTTACCATCCATAGGACCCGCAGTTGCAGTCAGATGTTCTACTATCAGTTTATCGCGGTTGGCTATGACATAGCACACCACAAATAATAGAATAGCGGCTAAGAACCAGTACTTCATTATCATTTATTGGGCTTTAGTTTTCGCAAGTTCTGACTCTTCTGTTGCCGGAACAGGTTCGGGAGTAGATGTAAGTTCAGGTACGTCCCAGTTCTTTGAGTTGTCTTTGTTCACAGATAAATGTTCCCGCCGTCCAAGTAGGACGTACAGTACAATAACTACGACAATACTCAAGAGAATCAACTGATTCCTCTTGAACATCTTTGTCTTCATAGATACAAATGAGTTCACAGGGTCCAGCAGGATACACTGGGTACACTGGCGCTATTACTCGCGATTCTAGCGATTGGACGCGCGAGTTAAAAGAGAAGCGCAGGTACTACTCGTACAGCACCAACAACACGGGTAATACGGACACTAATCCGCCTTGGATGAAGTTCGGCAATGGGTTCAAGTTAGTATACAACCATGGAAAAATGGAGTGCGGCGGGTGTACCGGAAACGCCTTTGTTGGTACTAACTCCGTGGTCGGTGGACCTTGAGCGTTTTACGTAATGTTTTTCTGACTTTCTGGCGCTGGGTAGCTGTTAGGTCCGTAGGCGTATACTGAAAAAACAGTTCAATGAATTCTCGCGAGTTCTTATCCTCCTTCAACTTATTGAATAGTTCAGACTTCTCTGCCCTCATAGTTATTTGATTCTTCTGCGTTCCAATACACGTTAACGGAGTCAGTAATTTATACCTCCGCTTCGTATTATTGGCCAGGTTCACTAAGTGTTCAGCCGTACACAGAAACCGCTGTTCTGACTGCGATTCCAAGAACTCTTTCGGCGCATACAACGCTGAAAAAAAGAACTGGAGAAGCGTCGGAATACTTGCCACCATCAATCCAGATGGTGTCTCGTGATAACTGTGGCACGCTTCGGTACGATATACTCGTACCAGTACCTCTTTCTCAGCTGTCATAATATCCGCACGAGGCGGCATGAGTTCCTCGTAAGCTGGAAACTCGCGAATCTTTACACTCTGTGTTTTCTCTAAAATCTCTGCGATCTTCTTTGATACAGTTTGAACTTTGTCTGGAGTCGCGAGAATATCCAGTGGCAGCATCCACTTCTTTGCGTTTTTTGACTGAAGCATTGAGGCATTGAATCCCAGAAGGACGGTTTTATCCTCTTCCATTATCGTCCGAATGTGTGCTCGCGTCTCATCGTCCAAGTACTTGTTGCTGACCTTCTCTGATCCAGCTGGGCAAGTCATAGGGTAATGTTTATTCAGCAGCTGAAGGCGATCGTACACTTTCTTCCACCGAGACACATCGCCTTTAGGTCGCGAAAGTTCCAAGTACATTGACATCCTCAGAAAGTTCGGGGGGACATAATGAATTTTCTCTTTTGACACTTTATCGTCCCATAACTTCTTGAATATCGTCGTGTCCATATGCGACACATCGGCAACTGGAATGTAATCCGCAAAGACCTTGAACGTTCCTAAATGCATTCCCGGCTTGACTTCTACGCTGCCAAACCCCGCGTTCGCCAACCTGTCCGCTAATTTAGCCGAATGCACTTGTGGGGTTTCAGAAAAGAAGTCGTAGTCCGGAACCTCCAGCGAATAATCGTAGAACTGGTCTTCGGGCGGCAGAAGATTATTGATCGCTGTGCCGCCATAACACATCACACGATGTGATTCAATGAACTCACGTACAATCTTGATCATTTTCTTCACTTCCGGGTTGGTTGCTACCTCTCTATCAATCTGGTCCTGCGCCAGTTTAATAACGTCTGTTACGTCCATTACTCTTTCTACTTAAAATATGAATGGTATTTGGCCGGTTTTATTTTAGCCACTCAAACAAATGACGAAGCGGACGTCTAAGGAATGTCCACGAGACAGAGTAGGATCGGCAGATATGGCTGACCCACCGCCTACGAAACGTAAGAAGACCGACGGAGATACTTTGTGGATCAAGGACGATACGCTGGAGTCTGGGCCTTCTGACGACGAAAAACCGAGTGTTACCATTCCTACTACCAGCGACGAAGACTATGAGGAAGAGGAGGAAGACGATGAACCCCCGCAAGATTTCATTGATTACATCATGAACAAGTACGCTAAGAAGAGTTCCGGCGAACCTACAACTCGTGGAAAGGGAAAGAAGAGTGCGTGCCAGAAACTTCCCATGCAGTTATCAAAAGCTGAGATTGAGTACTATAACAATCAGCCAGCCGAACGCCAGACATCGCTTTGCGCATTGATGAAGAAGATGACTTCTTTGACTATTGGCGAAGGCGATATTCCTCACAAGTTCCGGGTTCTTGAACTCCCGGTTTCCGATTATATTAAGTCTAATGTCATCAAGAAGATTACAGCAGTAGAAGAGATGGGTCCCGATTCGGGCGAAGCGTACAAACTCCGCAACTGGATTGACGCGTTTCTCAAAGTCCCTTTCGGAAAGTTCGTTCCTTTACCTGTAACTTTGGACCATGGTCCTCTCATGTGTAATGCTTTCATGACAGATGCGCGAAAGACTATGGACAAACACATTTACGGTATGGTTCCTGCCAAGACCCAAATCCTTCAGATTATTGCCCAGCTCGTAGTCAATCCGAAATCTGTAGGAAACGTTATTGCTTTACAGGGAGCTATGGGTGTAGGCAAGACTTCGTTGGCCCGTAATGCTATTGCTGAAGTCATGAAACGACCCTTTGAGTTTTTCTCATTAGGTGGTGCGTCCGATATTTCCGGATTCGTGGGCCATTCGTACACGTACGAAGGATCTATGTGGGGCCGCATCACCGACTCTTTAATGCACGCCGGAGCTATGAATCCAGTAATGTACTTTGATGAGCTTGATAAAGTTAGCACTACTCCTCACGGTGAAGAAATCGTCAATATGATGATTCACTTAACCGACCGATCCCAAAACTCCCAGTTCCATGACCGATACTTTTCCGGCGTAGATTTTGACCTATCACAATGTCTATTCGTGTTCTCGTTCAACGACATTGAGAAGGTTCATCCTATTCTGCGCGATCGTATGACAGTAATTCATTGTGGAGGATATACTGAGAATGACAAAAAGGTTATTTTGAAAGATTATATTTGGCCACAGCTCCTTGATCGTCTGAAGTTCAGGAACGAAGACATTGTTCTCACTGATATGGCTATCAAGCATATTATCACCGAATACTCGGGCGAAGAAAAAGGTGTGCGTACTCTCATTCGTACGGTTGAAAGTATGATGACCCGTTTGAATATGTTGCGCGTGATGAACGATGAATCTGTCAAAGAATACTCGTTCTACGTTCCGTATACTACGCCATTTACCTTGACTGAGTCGGTAGTACAGAAGCTACTGACCGATCTGGGGAAGAAGGAGCCGGAGCACTGGAGGGCGATGTACAACTAGACATTGTAATGAAACTCCACTTACATCCTTCGCATATATATGCTGTCTTAACATACGTTGACATCCAATTCACTTCAAGTGAGAAGTAGCTGGTTGTACACTTTGGACACTCGCGTGTCTTCCAGAAGTGCTCTATTAGATCCATAATTGATCCGCCTGATTCTTGGTACAAGAAAATAGATTTTTATTGGATCCATACGTTGGAAAGTATGGCCGCTCCAATCAGTCCCGCAAATGTTAAAAATGCATACTTGCGAGCCCGGCCCATCCGGCGCTCAAGCTCCAACTCCTCTTCAATAGCATCCTTCAGTGCGATTTCCGCATCCATCCATGCCTGAAATGCCTCATTGTGTTCATTGTAAAGACGCTCAGTCTCCTCGCGCAGTTCCTCAATAGTTGACATTGTTTAGGTAATGTCTGTTCCGTTTAAGTTATGAACGAAGTGGTTCCAGCCAGTTCTCCCACTGATCTTCAGGAACATTGTTGTTGAACAGTATGAGTTTCCCCTTATTCAGTCGTTCTAACTCTGACTCAATCTCCATAAGTTTCGGGAACTCTCGGCCCAGAATTTCTGACACCGACTCCTTCTGTCCAATGCCTTCCATGTATCCTTGGAGGACATTGCATATTCGGCTCAAGTTTCCCTGGGCACACATCCCAATATTATCCCGCAGTTCTGCGCTCAGGATCTTTTTTAAATCAGCTTTGTCAGGCGATTTATCAATAAACTGCCATACTCCATCCACCACTTTTCCGAAAATCCCCGGCTCCAAATCGTAGATCGTGGCGTCCGAGCAGTACATTGAACTGAACTGCCAGGCGGATTTGGGCGTCAAATGACAGAACATGATAATTGTCTTATAGGTCATTGATAACCTCTTTGTCTGCCACTTGTAGATTTCGGGTACAGGAATCTTCAAGATTTCGGTGACGTTCTTCTTGGTTTGCTCAACTACGATACTTGTGTGAACGTTCTGATTATCGTTAGCGATTCGCGCAAGGACATTAGGGTTTGGAAGGGCCATTACTACGGCTCCCCGACGCTGGGCTGGTGGAACTGCTTCTCCTCCCCATCCCCGAATAGCACCAGCATTATCCAGATCCTGCATCGCCCGAGCCATAAACTCGTCCATACGTTCGGTAATTCGCCTGTCCAGATCCTGTACGAGTTCTATATTACGTTGTGTAATACGTGGCTGCTGCCCTATCTGGCGAACGCGTGTACGAATAGCTTCCAACTCGGGAAGGAAATGGTTGCGTTCCGCAACATTTGCCCAACGTGTCATTATCCATCTTGCTGCCCGAATGCTCTGAAGTTCCAGATCTTTAAGTTCACGTCTCATAACGGCTGGTTCATCTGGATTAATTCCACCGTTCGCCACAATTTCGGCCTCTTGGGCGTCGCGCAGAGCCTGGACTTCGTTGCGGTGCCGTACGGTCATTGCGGCAGTAGCCATTGTTTGCTCATTCGTAATAGCTCTCACTGCACGCTGATCATTGCCCACTTGTAAACGACGAGCACTGAATTCTTCAATTTGAGCCTTCGTTTCAAACTTCTGCTTGATTGCCAACTGTTCAGTCGCAAACCGGTGCGGTCCCGTTTCCTCACGCTTGGTTTCGTGAAGACCGCAGTACTGTAAGTTTGCTTTGTGGTTTGTCTTGCATTGTGTACCCTTTTGGGTGTATACTTGACACTTTACTGGATCCATCCGTAGATGTTTGTTAGAAATTAATTTTCAAAGAAAAACTTTCGTTTTCAACCGTAGAGGGCAACGTAAATTGCCGCGTACATTAATCCGATCATGTAAAGTATGAGTATAAACTCATACATTAAATACCACATCTTGTTGTACTACTTCAAGTTGGTAGCATTAAGTTCGTTTTCCTTCTCCTGCCACCACTCGTCCAGCTCTTTGCGAAACCGCTGAACGTTGCGACGGTGCTTCTCCCGAATCGCCGGGAGTGACATTATGTGAACTCGCATCTCGCGCAGTGCGCGCTTGATTTCGGTTGAATCCCGCTCCGGCAAATCCATCAGCAGATGTCCTGCCAACCGATCTTCAGCTATGCTGCGCTCCTTTAAACTATCCCTGATTTGATCAGGAAACAAGGCAGTTGCCTCATGATAGCGAGCACGAGCCGCAGCAAGAATAGCTGCACGAACACTCATCTTTGATGACATACGTATCACACAAAGAAAAATATCCGTTTTCAATCAGTCGTTTCCGCGGTAAGTTTCTATCTTTTCAACCAGTTCCTCACGAATTCGTCGGAGGTACGGCCTGTCCGGCCCTATATGCAACGTGGATTACCCACGCAAATACATAAATCATTACAAGCGTCAGCACTACAATTAGCACAATCTCGCCAGCCATGTTCGGTACGGTTTATTAGTCGTTTTGTTTATACCAGGATAACTGTGGTCAAATCCGTTTTCGTTTTCAACTAAAAACATATCTACGTCGGGACCGTACTGGTCCACCTATCTAACCAATAGAATATGAAACAACCGTTGAGTTGTTTTTTAATCGGGGATCTTATTTGAGTGTTGATCCAAACACCTGTATTACAGATAAAATCCTTATGTCACCGTTCGCGGCAACCCCGAGGATTTCATCAAGTCCGGGGATATGTGTGGAGATAGGGTCTAGAATCTTCCCGCACACTATACACTCTTCCCTACGATTAAAAACTTTAAATCCGTTTTTAATCAAAAAGAGTTTTTTGTGTTTTGCTCTTTTGTATTTTGTTTTTAGTTTCGTCAGTCAGGATAGTAATCCATTCTCAATTCATCTAAATACGCTCGGCGCTGTTCGTCGCCGTCATCATCATCATACAGCCCTTCCAGCCACGCATCCTGTTCCTCATCCGGCACGTTGTGCGTGCGCATGATTTGCAGGGCCTTCTCACGCCGGACCTTTCGGTCCTTAATAGCCATGAGAGGCGGCAGCAGGTCGCCGAGAATTACGGCGATAGATGGCTTAGGCATGTCGTCAAGATATCCCTGCAGGACATTGCACAGCCGGGTCAGGTTTCCCTGCGCACACATGGCAATGTTGTCCTCCAGCTCAGACTTGAGCGTCTTGATCAAGCCCTCCTTGTCGGAGTGAGACTTGATGTACTGCCAGACGCTGTCCAGCGTCTTGCCGTAGATGCCGGACACCATATCATAAATGGTCTCGTCCGACGTGTACTTCTCCATGAGCAGCTTTCCGGCCGCAATAGAGATCTTGCACTCGGCGATTATCTCGCCGGGCGTCTTGGCAACCGTCTCCATGTTCCAGCGGTACTCCGCGGGCACAGGGATCAGGATCACCTTTTGGATGGTCTTCTTCACCACCTCGTTGACAGTCACCTCGCGGTGAATGTTCTGCCGATCTGCC